TGAGACTGTAAGTGGTGAAGCAAAATGGGTATTAATTGATAAAACAGACAACACAACTGAAAATGGTATCATCTTTGGTGATGCACGTTTTATGGGCGATGGCACAACTGATGTTGTTACAGGAACAATTCCAACAACTAAAACATTGTTAACAAGCGATTACTTGGATATTGATCGCCCTGATCCAACAATTTATCCACGTGGCATGCTACTGTTTAACACACGCCGTAGTTCATATGGTGTAAAGCAGTTTAGAAGCGACTACTTGTCACGCACTAACTTTAGTGACACAAGTGTATACCCAACACTTCCTACAGAAAAGGATGCATGGGTAACATCAAGTGGAAGTACATTTGGACGCAAAGCAGTTCGTAGTGTTGTTTCAACAGAAATGAAATCTGCACTGGATGCAAGCACAGAACTTCGTGAAGATGCAAGACTGTTTAATGCTATTGCAGCACCTGGGTACCCAGAGCTAATTAGCAACATGGTTGCTCTGAATAATGACAGACGCCAAACAGCATTTGTAATTGGTGATACACCAATGAGATTGGCAGCAACAAGCACTGCTATTGAAAACTATGCAACTAACACAGCGGCAGCATCAGACAACAATGAGGATGGACTAGTAACTAGTGATCCTTACTTGGGTGTGTTTTATCCAAGTGCTACAACAAATGACCTAAGTGGCAATACAATTGTTGTCCCAGCAAGTCATATGATGTTGCGCACACTTGCAAGAAGCGATGATATTAGTTTCCCATGGTTTGCACCAGCAGGATCACGTCGTGGACTAGTAGACAATGTTGCAAGTATTGGTTATATTAATGCAACAACAGGTGCATTTGTTAATGACAACATTCGTGAGAGTGTAAGAGATACACTATACACTAATCGCATTAATCCAATTGCATTCTTTAACGGTGCAGGTATACTTAACTACGGTAACAAGACTCGTGCAGCAAGCACAAGTGCATTGGATCGTATTAACGTAGCACGTTTGACAGGTTATCTCAGACGACAAATGCAGGATATTGCAACAGGATTTGTGTTTGAACCAAACGATAAGATCACCAGAGACGAGATCAAACAACAGGTCGAACAAACTCTCAATGATTTGGTTGCAAAGCGTGGTGTATTCGATTACTTGGTAGTATGTGATGAAACTAACAATACTCCAGATAGAATTGATCGTAATGAACTGTATGTTGACATTGCTATTGAACCTACAAAGGCTGCGGAATTTATCTTTATTCCAATCAGACTTAAGAACACAGGTGAAATTGCAAGTGGAAACCTAGCAGCAACACAAACAGTGTAAAATAAAAAAAGTTTTGGGGGGCGGAAATGCCCCCCTTTTTTTATGACTGGAATTAGATAAATACTTTTATAATTAGATAGGAGCGAAACGACATGTCAGTTTCATCATTAACAAAATTTACAGTCCCATTAGATGGTGATCAGAGTGCAGCAAGTCAAGGCTTGCTTATGCCAAAACTTAAATACCGCTTTCGTGCGTCATTTGAGAACTTTGGTGTAAGTAGTCCACGTACTGAAATGACTAAACAGGTACAGGATATTACACGCCCAAGTGTAACATTCGAAGAATTTGAGATTCCTGTTTACAACAGTAGAGTGTATTTGATTGGCAAACATCAATGGGATACAGTTACAGTTAATCTACGTGACGATGTTAATGGAGGCGTAACTAAGTTATGCGGAGAGCAAGTACAGAAACAGTTTGATATGATGGAGCAAAGCAGTGCTAGTTCAGGTATCGACTACAAGTTCATTACACGTTTTGAAGTACTAGACGGTGGAAATGGTGCAAATGCACCAAGTGTACTTGAAACCTGGGAACTATACGGTTGCTTTATTCAAAACATCAACTATGGTGATTTAAACTATGCAAGTCAGGAAGCAGCAACAGTTGCAATGACTATTAGATTTGATAACGCTGTTCAATCACCACTGGGTGATGGCGTTGGTTCAAGTGTAGCGAGAACACTGGGTCAAACTATTACTGGCTAATAGGAGTTTTCCATGGCTAGTGTAAATAATTCACTATCACCTTTAACCTCAGGCGAAACAGTGCGTGACTACAAACATGCGTCACGCACTTTTGTTGACAATAACTTTGAACTACAGCCACGTCATGGTCATCTGTTTCATGTGGTATTTGAGTTTACCGCAGAAGCAGCAACACTTTTTAACACAATAGATCAACTTGAAATACCTATACTTGTTAAAAGTGTAGACCTTCCTACATATAGTATTGATGTACAAACACATAACCAGTACAATAGAAAAGTACAAAGTCATCATGCTATATCCTATAATCCTGTTAGCATACGATTCCATGATGATGTCAAAGAATTAATTAGAACAATGTGGCACAAGTACTACATTTTCTACAATGCTGATCCAACTTATAGTTTAGATAGTAATGCCTATACCCCATATGACAAATACAGTAATCGTGTGCAACAACAGTGGGGACTTCAGCGAGGCAATAAACGTTTCTTTAAAAACATAAAAATATACAGTATGCACAATCACAAGTTTGCTGAATACACTCTTGTAAATCCTATGATTACTGCATTTAACCACGATAGTCATGCATATGCAAACAGTAGCCCGATGGAAAATATTATGCAATTAGCGTATGAAACTGTGAAATATGCAACTGGATTTGTAAATGATATTACGCCGCGCGGCTTTGCTGATATACACTATGATGTAGAAGTAAGTGATCTTACTGAAGGTAATCCACAAACAGAAGCATTCATTGGAGGACAAACTAGAAGTGTTGCAGGTCAGGAAGCCACTGACTTGTTTAATGGTAATGTCATTGGTGTTATCAAAGATGCAGAAATAATATACAATGAAGAAAGATTTAACACAGGAAACGTTTTAACAGATACTATATCAATTTTTGCTAACAACTTACTAACGGGTAAAAAACTTACTAGTAATATACTGGTACCAGTAACTGGCGTTGTTGAAGCAGTTGGTGGTGCATATCTGGGAGAGTTGATTGGAGTAAATGAACAGGGAGATACTACAGGCACTGGTTTTGCTAATGTTATATCCAGTGGAGGTAAATCTATAGGACGTAATTTTGGTTCACCAAATAATACTGCATCCAACGATGTTGGTAATGCTAAGAAAATACCTAGCAACCGCGGCACCATAAGTAATCCAAGCAGAATAAGTGATGCTGTTAGAACAATTGATAACTTTATAGATAGTAAACTGAACCGATAATGTCACAAGTAACAAATTTACCATTAATAGATCCCGCAGATAATTTTGATCAACGTGTACAAGATTATTTTGTAAATTATTTTAGTGCGCCTATTAGCATGAATCAGAATGAATATGAAGTTGCAAAAAGTTTCTTCGTTAATCGTACTGCAAATGAAGATGCGGCGGCAGCACTTACTGCAGCGGTTATCCAAGCAGCAAACGAACTTAATATACATATAGTTGATATTATTAACGAGTTTGAAAAAACAGGCGATCTAAAAAGTGCAATCCCAACTTTTCTTAATCTAAGTAGGAGAACAACTAGTCTGCTTGGGTATGAACAAGAAATAAGTCCAAATGAGAATATAGCCCGCCAAGTGGTGGCATAGATGTTTAGTCGTAACAAATATGCTAATGGCGTATATAGCATTACAAATACAGAAAAATACAGTGGAACCAAAGCACCTCGATATCGCAGTGGATGGGAACACGCCTTTATGCGCTTCTGTGACAATAATCCTAGTGTAATAAGTTGGGCAAGTGAAGGTATACAAATACTCTATCGTAATCCTCTCACAGGAAAAGGCACAGTGTATGTGCCTGATTTTGTTGTAGTATATCAAGACAAGCGTGGCAACAAGCATGCTGAACTTATTGAGATTAAACCAAAATCACAAACTATGCTTACCGAAAAGACTAGAGAAAAAGAAAAACTTGCCATTGCTATTAACCACGCAAAGTGGGAAGCGGCTGCAAAGTGGGCAAAGCACAAAGGTTTACGCTTTAGAGTAGTTACAGAAGATGATATTTTCCACAACGGTAAACGCTAAGGATAACTATTAGTATGACAAAAAAACTAGAAGAACTTTTTAATATAGAACCTGCAGATGAACTTGATATTACAGCAGAAGAAAACACAGTTGTAGTAGAGGCAGTAACAGCAGATGATATACCACAACTACAAACAGCATTAACAAACGTTGATAAAATTGATGCAGCGTTGCCCAGTGTGCGTGAACTTGATACCAGTGATAAAGAAATGGACGACATTGCTTTGCTTGCACAAGATACATTTAAAGACTTAATGGACCTAGGCATGAATGTTGATAGTAGATTCAGTGGTGAAATATTTAGTAATGCAAGTCGTATGCTGGACACAGCCCTAAGTGCAAAGAGTGCAAAGATTAATAAAAAGTTACGCATGGTTGATTTACAACTTAAAAAAGCAACATTAGATGCTAGACTTGCTAAGGAAGCAAGTGCAAGAGGTGAGGATGTTGAAGATGGACAAGGGCAATCTGTAGACCGTAATCAACTACTTATGGAAATTTTAGGTAGAAATACTGAACAAAAGTAATAAATACACTATTACATTAAGGAATACAGCAATGAAAAGTTTTAAGAGTTACCTCGTTGAGAATGAACAAACCTATAAGTTTCGTATCAAAATGGCTGAAAATCTCAGTGACGAAACAATGGATGCACTAGAATCTGCTTTACAAAAGTATGAAATGAAAAGCATTAGTAAGCCAAAGAAAACTCCTATACAAGAACATCCAATGGATTTTCAAACATTGCAAAATGCAGAAGTGTTTATCATGGATGCAGAATTAACTTATCCTGTTACTGCACATCAGTTATTTGAATATATCTCACAAACAGTTGGTGTCCCAGCAAGTCACTTGGTAGTAATTAATCAGGATCATCCAGAAGAAATGGCTCGTGAAGAAGCACTAAAAGAAGAAGAATATGAATCAGTGCTTGAAACAGACTATGCAGAAACAGACAATGCTAAAGATAGTTTTGGTGATGACTACAACGAGAACATGCTTAAGGCTATTGAAAGTCGTAAGATGGAATATGCTGCAGTATTTTCAGATAAACAGGATTACAGTGGTCCAAAGACAGAAGATCCATCAACAGCAAGTATGATGTCAGATAGAGGCAGTGTATAATGCAAGACTTATATAAAGCAATTGATGCACTAAATGAAATTACACAGCAAGAACGTGACGCAATGCGAGCAGCAGCAAAAGCAGACGTTGCTGCAGTAAGACAAGCAACAACAGGCAAAGCACCACCTCCAACAAAAGCAGACATGTACAAGGATGTTGCAGATTTTGCAAAACAACAAAGAGCTCAAAGCAAAGCAGATGGATATGCAACCAGGGACGAATACAATGCAGCATATCAAAAGAATCTTGATGCACTTTCAGCCGCTGGCGTTGACATGGAAAAAATTAGTGCAACAGCAAATCAAATGATGAAAACTGAAAAAGGTGCTGCAAGACTTGCTAAAATGGGTATAAAAGATGATGATGATTTGCTTTCATATGCAATGATGAAGGCAGGTATAAAAGATATGACACCTGACAAGTATACTGCTACAGATTTTGCAATTACAGATATACCCGAAGGCGAAGAATTAGATGAGCGTGTAACTTATAATACACTTGCTAAACTAAGCGGTATTAAAGATCCTAATAAAATTTACCCTGGGCAAAAGATCACACTGCCAGGCGGTGGAAGTTACACTGTAAAAAGTGGCGATACACTAAGCGGCATTGCACAGGACTTTAGACTTAAAAAAATTGGACAACCTAAATCAGGTAAATTAGATGATCCAACAACTAAGTTACCGCAAGTACCTAAAAAGTCAGGTAAATTAGATGATCCAACAACTAAGTTACCGCAAGTACCTACAATAGAGCCAGGCGATGAGCCAGGCGATTTTAATATTTCAACAAATAAAAAAGATGCAGGCGATGACACTGATGATATGCTTAACAAGTATGCTTTTTTACGCGGCAGAGATTATAAACTAGATCCTAAAAGTGTAAAACAACCGCCTAAGAAAGAACGTGGCAAAAGTTTGTTTAAACAAATTGGAGACTTTGTAAAAGGCACTAAAGCGTATAATATTGCAACAACTAATCCAGAGCCAACAAAAATTCCTGCTACTGTACAGGGCCGTGAAGTTGATTTAGCAAATCCAAAGACTGCTGGTGTTGACCTAGGCAATTACGGTGATACAAGTAAGATGAGTGTTATGGATTTAGCAAGAAAGATGGACGCTGATCCAAAACTTGCTGCTAGATCTGATGCTCAGAAACAAGCAGACATAGGTAAACAGGTAGCATTTAATGATGCGCAAAGAGCGGAAATAATGAAAAGACTAAAGAACCAAAGGAACCAATAGGAGAAAAGTAATGGATATTGCTGAACTAAGAACTAAACTAGACAGTATCGCAGCGGAACTCGCTGAACAAGACGTTCAGCAAGAAGAAATTGCAATTGAAGAACATCACGAAAAAGATGAAGATGGAAATGTTATTCCTCACGATGATATTTCAGAAGAAGAAGTTGAAGAAGAAGCAGTTGAAGAACGAAAAAGTGACAAAGAACGCGAATCTGATATGATGAAACATGATTTATACTCACTTATGATAGGCGGACCAGCAGACAGTGGTATAGCAAAATTGCCTAGAAAAAATTTTAAAAAAGAAGAAGAAGTAGGAGAGGAAGAAGTTGAAGAAGCAATGATAGAGGTTCCTGTAC